CCAGTTTCCTTCTGGCCCATGGCGTCACGTATGGTGGCTGCGCCTTCCGCGATGCTGGCGGATTCTCCTCCGGTGATGCCGTGCAGGCTTGCAAAGAGCTTTCTATCTTTGGACAACCCAAGGCTTTCCAGGCTGAACTGAAGGCCAGCTGCCTGTGTTTCAGACATGCCGGCTTCACGGCGCGATGCTCTGACACCGGCCATCATGCGGGCCGCTTCTTTTTTGTCGCTCCCGGCAAGCTGCATCAACTTGCCAACTGACAGTTCAGAGGTGCGGCTTGCATCGGCCCCGCGCTTGCGCTCTGCGTTCATCGAGGCTAGTGCCTTGGTGACACCGGCAATGGCTGTAGCCATGGACGCGTAACCTGCTATCGCCCCTGTTATACTATTGGCCCAACCACCATTGGCAGATTTGCTCTTGTTGGCAGCGTCCACGCTCTGTTTTTTGAGATTGGCAAGTTTGGCTTCCATCTTGTCAACTTGGCCCTGGACCTTCAGAGCGCCTTGCACGAACTTTGCAGTATCAGCGTCAAAATCCATGGTGACTCTTCCACCGGCCATAGGTTACTCCCCTTCCTCATCATTCCATGTGTAAATATCGATGAGAGACATGAAGATGCGCTTTATGGATATGACATCAAGAACCTGCATGAGGGCTAATTCTGCAATACCTACCCTGTAGTTTGCAGATAGAGCGGTGGATGCTATTTCTACCTCTTTCTCTTCATCAATAATGGCATTATGATCGCATAAATCCCATACTTGGTAGGCAGCACAGAGAAGGGCATCATATTTTCGATTATGCACCTTAATAATTTCTCCTGCTTCATTAACCGAATAGGTCATTGGAAGCAGCACCGATTTTTCTTTGTTCGTCACAACTGGGCATGACCAGGTGTGACCATCGCCCAGCGGCGCAGTATAGCTTGTAAGCGAAGCCTCACGCGCAAGATCGGATGGCTTGGGCATATCATTCAGGCAAAGTCCTGCCCATGCTGTTGTACCAGGCACAGGGAGCCATGCCTGGGATTCCGGATAGTAGCCTGGGCTGGCATCAGCGGAAAAAACCACGCCGGCCGGACCGTGCTTGCCATCTGTCCCCGGGCCTGAAGTGACTTCACGGCAGGCGGGTGCGCTGTCAAACGCATACGCCAGGCCAAGGCCTTTGAGCTCATCCGGAGAGACCCGCTTGCGGCCAGGAATGTAATAGCAGAATTGGCTCATCATTTATCCTCAGATTGAGACGGTCATGGTGATGGGGTGATTGGTCCCGTCATGTGCGGTTGTGACACGGATGTCTGCCATGACCTCGCCTTCATGCGCGCCACTCAACTGCTGACATGAAACCCTTGCCAGGGTGGTGGCAAAAGTAAGGTGGCCCGCCGACGCATAGCTGGCACCGGAGCGCTTCTTGAGCGTGATGGAAACGTTCTGCTGCTGCCCGGCCACACCAAGCGCGTGGGCTTGCGAGGCCATAAGGGTCTGGAAGCTGATGGTTGGCTGATAGCGCCGGATGTAGAGGTAGCTTGGGTCAATATCATCCTTGCCGGCAAGGGACACAGCCTCAATGCCGAAATCAATGGTGAGGTTCTGGATAAGCCCTGCATCCACAGCATTGATTGTGATGGCACCCAGGCCGTAAGCCTCATTAAGGGCATCACCCGATGGCAGCGCAGCATCTTCGGTAGTTGCATAGGGTGCATTTTCGCCATCGCGGATCATGATGATCTCGCTGGACAGGCTGGCAAGTTCCGCCCCGTACCCTACCGACAAGGTGCGTGGCAGAATAACACCCTGGTTGATAGCGAATTTGAGCCCTGTGGTTTCACGCGTGCTGTAGGATGCCAGCTCCTTGAGGTACATCTCCAGCGGATCATCACCAATGGACAGGCCTCCAACGCCGATATGGCCTAGCCAGGTGCCCACCTTGACCGAGTCCACAGTGGCCACGGGCCGCTGGGTGCCAACAGCAATGAAATCATTGTAGGCGCGGCCATCGCCGCCTTGGACAATCTCTTCAATGCCTGGAGAAAAGCTCACATTGGTGACGCCGTCCAGCAACGTGGTATCGTGCTTGAGCGGGCCGATGGCATGCATGGACATAGGTTATCTCCTTCAGATGGTTTTTGTCTTTTTGGTGCGAATTTGGTTGATGTTTCTGGTTGCCAGCCGCTCGGCCAGACGGTCCAGTTTGTGAATTTCATCAAGTGAGAATGCGGTCAGCTCAGCACGCAAATCAGGATAGTCAATCCGACCGCTGAAATTGAGAGCACGAGGTGTTCTGAACCTGACGGTGGCCTTCTGTCTTGTCTGCCGGATGGCGGCAAAAGAAAGTGCTGTTCTGCGCATTTCACCAGTAAAGACCATAGGTTTCTGGTGGTGTCGCTCTCTCGATTTGCGCAGCATATAAAGCCTAGAGCGCCTTTCATAGCCGTACTTGTTTGGGGCAGATGTTTCAAAGTGTTCCGGCAGCATTTTGTTATGCCAATGCCTTCCAAGAAGAGGCATGGCCGCACGCATGGCCGCATTCTTCTGCCGCTTGCTTGCCGCCGGCCAGCCGGTGGTGGTAATAGCAACGCCCATCTTGATCATCCTGCCTGCCCCCATGAAATGGAGAAGATGGCCACAAAGCAGTCCCCGAACTTTGCGTGTTCTTTCTTCTCGGTCCGGTAGGGGCCGTCCACCAGGTTGATGCCGGTGATGGCCAGGCCTTCGGAGAGTCCGCCTTTTTCGGCAAGGTCATCCATGACAGCGCCTATTTTGTTGTCAAACCAGACGGCAGCGTCATCCAGCTTGCTGGCGGCCCGGTACGCATCCGGCACATTGGCCTCCAGAAGCAGAATGGCGTCACCACCTGGTTGCAGGTAGTTGCGCATGCCTCCGGCGATCTGGTTGGAGAATAGCTCTTCCCCGGTGCCGATAATGGCGTAGGGGCGGGCATTGGTTAGCGTGGTGGCGTAGTCCTCACCATCGACCTCCGGCAGCGCCATCATGTGGATGCTCTGCTTGGCTTCTTCAGCGTTGGCCGCTTCCACCCAGGTCTGCCAGCTGCTGCAGGAAGCCAGTGCGTCTCTGAGGAGGCTCTTGGTAATGCTGATCACGCCAACCGGCGTGAGGCTGCCGCCCGTGGGGGTAGCATATATTGGGAAGGTCCAGTCACTGGTAAGCCCATTGGCCTTCTTGGCATACAGGATGCACTTGTATAGCGCTTCGTTGGTGAGGCCAGTGGGGGTTATGGTTCCGGTACCGGTCACCTTGAGGGTTTCGTCCTCAGCGCTCCAGACCGAGCCTGCGGAGTAGCGAAGATAGACGGTGTCTGTTTCTTCTGCTGGGACCACGTTGATGGTGAGCTGGCTGTCTCCGGTGCTGCCGAGGGTGGCGGCTGGGGTGCCTGGAGCGGTGGCTTCATCTTCCATGGTGAGCAGGGCGCTGGTGCTGTAGGCGCTGTTGTTGCCGATGTTGTCAAAGCTTCTTGCACGGACCTGCACCGTGGTGCCGGTACCATATCCGTTGCGGGCAAAGTGGTTCTGGTAGAGCCAGCCAGCTTCCTGAACCTGGCTCCCTGCTTTGCTCTCATTAAATTTCATTGGATCTGATGAGGCAGCCAGGTCGGCGTCACTTTCAACAGATAGCCATCCGGCGCCATCAATATTGCATTCAACCTGGACGTTGTTGAAGTCAGTGTCCGTTGGTTCTGTCCAGTCTGAAAAAAAGCCAAGGTTTGGATCTGCTCCAACACTCTCAATGGTGCCGATACTTGGCACACTGGGTGGGGTCAGGTCCAGGGCGTAGGTTTCAATGGTGAGGCTGTCAAAGAGGTCTCCAGCATCACCCGTGACAGTGATGCGAAACCGCTCCAAGCGGTGGCCTGTGTTAGAAACCGCCTGAAGGGCAGCAATGTTGCCAGCGCTGGCGTAGCTGCTGGCACCAGCATCATCGGTGTATTCGTAGGAAGCTGATGGTGCGCCGGTTGCGTTCTCGAGTGCGGTGGCGTGGTCAAAAGCTTGCTCAACCCCGGCGTCAAGCTCATCGCTGGTTATGATGACGGATGGGGTTCCGTCTTCTACGGCTGAAAGTAGCTGGATTCGCCGCACGGTGATGGCATACGTGCTTCCCCAATTGTCTGCTATCTCAACAATGATGTATCGATATGCCGCAGCATTGGAGAAAGTCAGCTCTTGCCAGTCCACTTCATCAACAGCGGTGTGTTCATCAAGCTGACCGCTCCAGAGTTGAACCATGGCATTGTCTGTGCCATAAACGCTTGAATAGTCGGCGGCATTATTGCTTCCATAGATTACAACATTTTTGGCACCAAGGTCTGTCTGGGTGCCAATATGGTGACCGTTGGCAATACGACAACCATAGGCTGCAAATGGACTTGCCCCTAGATCCACAGCAAGGCGTTGATTGGTAAGCTCGCCATCGGAACGGTATCCAGAATTGGCACTACCTGTATTCGATAGGTCAGTATCCCAAACCTTGTCATCACCATAAATTGAGGTAGTGGCAATCGCAGTTGGTGTGCTGTTGCCTTGGTAGCTTCCTGCTGCATATGGCTGGGTCAGTCGCCAACTGGAGCCGTCCTGGACCGCATCGCCAACGGCGGAAGAGTTATTTGCGTTTACGGTTGCGATCGCCATCTTGTTTTCTCTTCTCAGCCCTTCGGCAATAGTGGCACAAACGGTCCCTGTAGTCGTGATCGCGTGCGCTTATGGCCCGTCCGCAGCGCACGCAGGAGCTCATCTGTTTCTGTTCTTTTCGATTAGGACGCGGATATCATCCAGCTTCGGAATGTCATCCAGTTTGCTATCAAAGCGCTGCAGGGTGTAATCGATGCGGTCGATTTGCCGTTGCATTCCGTCGACCTTGTCAACACTGGCCTTCCCGGCCCAGATAACGCCACCCCCCAGGACCACTCCGGCTACAACGGCGCCAAGGATCCAGCGGAACTCTGCCTTGTGAACTCGCTTCTGAATTTCCTCAATCATTTTGTCGTGTCCGTCGCATCGTGGGCCCATGGGGGGTGGTTCCTTTCATTTTCATTGCTCTTGCGTTGTCAGCCGGCCACCTTGTCCGCATACACTTCAGCCACCGTGGTCAAGGTGCCGTCTCTAACAGCCTGAAGATTGATGAGCTTTCCAATGCCGGGCTGGTCGTTCACTGCCTTCTGTACGGTGGCTACGGCGGCAATTGCCTTCTTCTTCTTCCTGTTTTCAATGAACATACCAATTGGTCCGAGTACGGCGCTGAGTCCGAGTGCAATAGAGCCTACGGTACTCACCAAGGGCTGGTATGTGCCAGCAAGAGGAGCATTGGCCTGGGCCGCTGTGCCAAACTTTTGCAGAGCATTGGATGTAGTCTGCAGACCTGAACTTACTTTTTGAGCTTCTGCCGGGAGGCCTTCATACCCGGGCACGGCTGCTTCCAAAGACGAGGCGATGGGATCGGCTGTCATTACAGCCTTGCCGGCTGTTTCAGCTTGTTTCTGGAAAAGGCTGGCATCGAATGTGCATCCGATAGTCAGCGCAAAGAGTAACGTCAACATAAGGCACTTGATGGTCTTCATGGTTCTTCCTCTCAGTTAATCTGCCGGTATCCGCGCGAGGTACGCTCTGTGGGCTCACTGGCCTCGAGCGTTAGAATGGCGATCACACCGGCTTTGGTTTGAATGTTTCGAATCGAATAAGAAACGCTGCCCTTGACCACAATGCCCTCTTCTTGAGGCTCAGCGTCGAGGTCAGCCAGAATGACAAAGCAGCGCGCTGAACGCGCGGTGCGGTGGACACCTTCTTCGCTGATGGAATCACTATCCCGCTCTTCCCAGGTGGCGGGGACATCCTCCTGGGGTGTGGCGCCATAGTCCGGACCGGCAATGGAGATAGTGCAGCCGGTTACTCCGGATTGGCTCTCACGGTAAAGTTCTGTGATTCTTTCAGTGTCCATTGCTTCCCCTTAAAAGACCCGGCGGGGCGGTGCCCCGCCGGGATCAATCCCCCCCTTGCGCATTACGCGCTGGGCATTTCACTACGGCAGGACGTAGAAGACCTTGACGTTGACCTTACCGGCTGAGACGTTGCCCCAGTCGGCTGTGCCGGTGATGGTGAGCGTGAGGTCCGCTGCGGTGGGCACGTAGCCACCAGCCGCGGGGAACATGCTCTGCACGGTGGCTTCCGCGTAGACGCTGGGGTTGTCCGGAAGGCCGTTGAAGCGGTCCGCATCGGTGCCGTCACCGAGTTCGGCAGTGCCGGTGGTGTCACCCGCGAAGGCTTCGCTCACCTCGAGGGCGTAGCCCAGCACGATGGCGCCGGCCTGGATGGCAATGCCGGTTGCGATGGATCCCGCGGTGCTCTCACCATCGGTGAAGTCCGCATGGTCAAGCACGCCGGATTCCTGCGTGTGGACCTGCATGCCGCCTGTGGCGCCTGCAAAGAGGCTGTCCGAGAAGCGGATGAAAGCCTTGCTCTTGCTGGTGCCTGCGCCAGCGGAAGTGAGAAGATCATCCTGCCAGATGATGCCGACCGGGTTGAGATCTTCCTTCTTCATGGTCTGGCTGTCGGAGATGCTGACATTCTCACCAGGCTTGATGGTGGTGGCCGAATCCAGATCAAACTCAAAGGCGAAGTCCGGCGTGGCAATCATGAACCGGCGCAGCTGGGCTGCGTCGCCCGATGCCTGCTCTTCCATGGCAATCACGGGTGTGAAGTCATCCTTGCCTGAACTTGCCGGGATGATGGGGTAGGTAGAGAAGTCCGTCTTGTTTCGCCACATGCAGACCTCACCCTGCTTGATGGCCTGGGTGGTACCGGCCTGCACGGGAAGGTCGATCAGTTCGGGCTGGGTTCTGCCGCCCAACGCCTTGTAGATGGGAAGTTTGTTGGTTGCGCTCATTATACTGCTCCTATTCAAGGATCATGTTCCATGGTGGGGCGGCCCACTGCGGGCCGCCCCGACGTTACTGAGAGCTCAGGCTCAGGCAGTGCTCTTGACGAAGAACATGTTGCTGAGAGCCACCAGATCGATGCAGAACGACCCGATCCAGAGATTGACAATGTCACGGATGGCCATCTCGCCGCCGGTAACCTTGGGCATCACTTCCGGGCCCCAGATCTCGGTCTCGAAGAACTGCCGGCTTGGGTCGCCAGCAAACCAGGTGGTGGCGTTGCCGGTGTAGGTGGCAATGGCCGGGTGGCTGAGCACCTTGGGCATATCGCTGTACATCCCTTCGGGACCATACGGGTTGACCTGCATGGGGTTGGCGGTATCCGAGCCGGTGGGTGGGCAGTAGAGCGAATTGATGATCTTCCACGCCGTTGCCTTGAGTGCACTTGGCACCATAATCACTTTGAGCTCGCCCATGGCAAAAGTGCCATCCTTGAGCTGCATTTCCTCGAGGATGTTGACCACATTCCCAATATCCGTGTAGTCAGCCAAACCGTTGCTGGCCTTCAGGTTCACGTTGCCCCGGTGGTCTTCCGTTGAACTGTAGAAAGCGGAACTGCCGGCGCTGTTGCCGGGGCGGCCGATGTAGCGGCCATCAAACGAGGCGCTGTCACAGATTCTCGCCAGACGGAAGTTGGCGCGATTCCGGCGAAGCTGCCGCGACAGGCTGACCAGGGATACCATCATGCGGCCAAGATCATCCATGATGGAATTCTCGCGCGTTTCGCCAAGGGCCGCGCCCCACTTGAGGTGGCTGGTGGTGACATCGCGTTCACTGGTGCCGAAGAAGGGGTAGGGCTCGCCTTCCTTGACGCGGCGCACACCGTCATCAGCTTCAACCTCGGGCAGGATATTCGAACGGTTGGTGGAGGGAACCACCGTGACCAGCTCATCCGTGATGTCCGGGGTTTCTTTGTAGGCCATATTGAGAAGCGCAGTCATCACATGCTGAATGACCACATTGGAGCTGCCCAGGGTGACAGTGCGGACCGTCCCGCGCTCATCAGTGACGGCGCGGCAACGGGCTGTCTTGCCCTCTAGGTCCTTGAAGAGTCCCCGCATGTCCATGTTGCCATCACGGACCAGACCGGAGATCTCCTGGCCGGCGCGGCGGTAGAGCGCGCGGTCATCACGTTCCTGGCCGAAGATGTCCACGATGTCCGAGCGGGTCAGGCCGTTGCCGGTACCGGTGATGGCCGGAAGCTCACGGGTGCCACTGGTGTTCTGCTGGCCGGGTGCGGGAGCGGGGATGAGGTTGTCCTCATCGCTCATCAGTTCCCGGACCTTGTCGGTGATCTTGGCCGGGGCGTCTTCGGCGCTGACTTCATCGTCACGGACCAGGTCTGTGGCATACGCCAGTAACTGCCGGGCGATCTTGTCATTGGCGCCTTCGGCTGCCGCCTGGGCGGTACCGAGGATGGTCTGGGCGCGCTTGGCGGCCAGCCTGGCGCGCTCATCCTTGCCTTCAACATCATTTTTGAAAATGTCACGCATGATGGCGAGGGTTCCCTCATCCATCTTACCCTTTTCCAGCCCACGTGCTTTGAGCCACTGTTCAAAAGTCACTGTATTTCTCCTGTTCTTCCTAAAATCAGCTAAGGCGGAATCCGCTGGGCTCCACAATGGCGCCACTCAAGCTGAATCCACCACGTTCGTCGTCTGCGGCGTCATCGTGATCATCTGGCTCCTGTACCGCCTGGCGGCCAAGAGCATCTGGATCTGCGCCGACTGCAACGATTGACCATTCATGTAGTTCCCAGGCGGTGGCAAGACGTACCGGGCCGGTGAGGCCGGTCTTCTTATCTGTCTTACCTTCCTGGATGAGGCGTTCACGGGTGACCAGGAAGCCAACGCTTGCCATGCGCAAGACCTTGCGCTTGACCTTGCCCCAGACACGGGCGGCAAACTCATCATCCACGTCAAAGGTACATCCGCAGATGAGTTCATCGTTTTCCACGCGGATGCTGCTGCCTGTGCCGATAACCTCCAGCACGCCGTGCTTGTGCTGGGCCAAAACCACCGGGTTGTTCTTGTAGCGCTTCATGTTGACGCCACCCATCTGGAGTGACGTGGGAGGGCCATAGTAGCTGTCACGCACCGGCGCGGCCGTGGCAATGACAAACTCCGCGTAGTTCTTTTCCTCATCGATGGAACGCAGGACCGGCCTGTCATCACTGCCGAAGATGGCGCGCCGGATAAGGTCGTTCTGTGCTTCATGCTTTTCAGGAGTCTTACTCATCGTCCGTTTCCTCCGGTTCTTCCTTCATCTTCTTGAGCTTGGCATCCATTGCCGCATCCAGGGATGGTTCACCAGCGTTGTCTGCAAGGCCGGCTTCTTTCTTCTTGGCCTTGAGCCGCTTCTCGACATCGATCCTGTTATCGATCACCGCATCGATGTCATTGCCAATGCGGGCCGCCTCCTTGCGCTGGTCGCTGGTGCCGTTGTCAATCCGCTCCGTGGCCGCCTTGGCGTCCTTGAGTTCATCCCAGGACGGCTTGATGTAGCGTTGCCAGCGCGGACGGCAGAAGCGCAGCAAGGGCTCGCCGTATTCAATGGCGGCTGCCCACATGGCCCATTCCCAATCCGGGTTAAGAACCACGGTGGAGAAGAGGTTGAATTCACTTTCATACTCCACGTTGTCCTCAATGCCGGAAACGCGAGTGGCGGAGAAGTTGGCGGCGCCGTAGTTGTTGCTGACGCGCTCGAAGGAACGGCTGACGCCATTGCCAATGCGCCTCTTTAGCTCATTGAGGAAGGGCTCAAAGGTGCTTCCCGGGCGATTCCACTCGACCTGTTTGATCTCTTCACCCTTGTTGAGGTAATGAATCTGTTTCTTGGGCCATTGGTTCATGCGTGGGTTGGTGTTGCTTGTGCTGCTGTCATAACCAGCGGAAAGGGTTGGATCAGCCCGCATGGCTTCTTCCATTTCGGTCGGGTTCTCGCTCTGGACGATGAGCGCCACGCAGGCTTCTACAATCTTGGTCTGGAGTTCGCTGTCCAGGTAGTCGCTGATGTCATTGAGGGCGAGGATTACCGTGGTTAGCCAGGGCAGTCCACGGGCCATGGATGGCTGTTCAGGATCGAAATAGTGCCGTATCCTTGGCAGCCCGAGGCTGTTGGATGGCGTAATAAGCTTGAAGTTCTGGCTGGCTCTGTTTGCAGAGCATACCCAGTAGCCTTCAAGTGATCCATCCTCGAGGAACTGCACACCACGCTTGCAGTGCTTATCTGAAAGAAGGCTGGGCGGGGAGTCAACGCTATCCGGTGGAATGATGTTCATGCAGAATGGGAGAGAGCGATTATCAGCCAGGCGGTAATGGGTGAAGACTTCGCCATCTGTCTTGAATGCATCGAACCGCATGCGCGCGGTCTGGAGATAAGTACGGGTGCGTTGCTCGTCAAAATCCATGGAGGAAAAGACGGATTCTTTAAAAAACTCCTCCGCCAGTGACGTGAGCTCTTCGATATATGGTTTGTCAGCTGACAGCCCTTGCTGTCGGAGGAGTTGATTGGGGAAGTACGCCTGCACAGAAAACCCAGGGCCAATGACGTTGGTGACATCCTTCTTGATCAGGCCCCGGGCCGTATCGTCATTGATCTTGAGAAGCCGGCTGCGATGGCGCAGCATGGGAAGGTGCTGAGTCATGTCCCCGTGTTCAAAGAGCCCAAACATGTTCCAGTTGGGTCGGCGGCGGTCTTCCATGGCGGATTGAATAGAGCGGGTCAATAGAGCTGGCAGGTCACGCCGCAGCTTGCTGGTCTTTCTGGCCGATGTTCCCGGTATGTGGCTGAGCAACCGCTGCCAGAAGCCCATCAGCTGAGCCCCGCAATGGCGCGCCGTGGCCCGCGTGTACCGCTGTCCAGCTGTTCGATTTCTTTTACTGCTGCGCTGATTTCATTGATTTCAGATACCATGCGGTTTTTGAAGTTTAATCCGGTTACATCTTCTTCCACCGGCATCTTAGCCATTTCCATCCGCACAAATACAAGCTGCTTGCGAACTTCAGAATAGCTGCCAGCTTCAAGTGCGGTCTTGGCTGCGTCCACATAGGTCCGAATATTGGCTTCCGGTGTCGGCACTCGCGTCTCCAACAACATAGGTGCGAAGTAGGGTCCTACTTGCACCTATGTTGAAAAGTTGGAAATTCTCAAGCGCCGATCTTTTCCAGATTCTGGAATTTGAAGCTTTTTTCAGTCAGTCCTCAACAGCCTGAAATGTGGTATTGCAGGCCCTGCAGAGCATGTATCGCACCTGTTGGGCCCTTCCATTCTCCTCAACGGTAGGGTTCATGGTGCGGGTAATAATGCACGCCTGGGTCAAACGGTCCTGCAATTTCACCGCCCGGCAGTTTGGGCAAACGGTGCGGGTGCCGTTGTACTTGGCTACCAGCTTTTCTGCTGGAGGGCCATCCTCTTCGGTCATCTGCTCCGAATCAGGCTCCAGTGTTTCCACTCCCACAGGGCCGTTCTCTCCTGTGATTGTTTCTGCCGAGGGCATAAGCATCTGCGTATCCACAGGATTCCCACGGCTATTATTGCTGTTTCTACTTCCCCCACGTTTTGCCATATCAATCTCCTTTCTGGTCTGTATGGCTATGCTTCCTCAAGCGCGCCCATCCCCTCAGGGCGCGGTGGTTTAATATTGAGCATTCTGGCGGCGGCCCAGCTGTAAATGCGGGTGTCAAAAAGGTGGTTCTCCCGATCATCACGCACCCAGGCGCTGGCCAACTTGTTTTCCTTCTGCAGGGATATTTCCCGGTGCTCCGCGCACATACACCTGGCATAGTAGTCCGGCGTGTCACGAGGAATATACCGCACCCCAAGACCACCTGGCAGGACCTTTTCCTGCTCATGAACCTCTGTGTTCAGAATATCGCGGTCAAGCAGGGTGTAGATAACCTTGTTCCCTGATGATCCTTGAAACTTGATTTCAAATGGATTCATGCCGTCCAGAGCTGGGGTGCCCTTTACTGCGCGCCAGTTCTTCTGGCCGTATTTTCGGCAGAAGGCATAAACCTGCCGATCATGTGGCTCCACGCGCTTTCGCTTTTTGTCATCCTGCCATCCAGCATCAATAGCAATCATGCTGGGTCGGATAATCTTTCCTGCAGCATCATGCATGCCTTCCATCGCTACAGACCGCACAACCTGCTCAAGGAAGGCATAGATCCTGTTGGGTGCCTCATGATTGGGATATTCATAACCAACCTGGCCATACCGCGTGATGGTTCCCGGAAGACCAACCAACCAGGAATCAACAAGGTAGCCTTCTTCATCAAAGCGCCATGCATCAAGCTCCCACGTTGCCCATCGACCATGCAGATCAACGCCCATGGTCATGACGCATCTATTATCCCATGCGAATGGAATCTGGCCCAGGCGGTAGTCCGCAAAGGAAGCATGTTCCAACACTGCTGACTTGCGGAGCGAAAGCTCATCCGAAATCGCGCCTTCATACGGTATGGCCATATCGTAAATTGTTACTGACTGCTTTCCTTCTCGATCGTCTTTGCCCGCCCTTACACGCGATGCAATATGCCCAAGGGTGGTGAAAGGGGAATAGAGTCTGTTCCACCACCAGGAAACGGTTCGTGATGGTTTGCGCTCCCCAACGACCCGGAATGACTCTCCGGACTCCATAATGATCTGCTCTCTGAATGGAGCAACCGGATCATCCTTGAGAATATGCTGCCACGTTCGCTTTCCTTTGGGCCGCGCAGCAAGCTGCTTCCGGGTGCATTTTTCAATATGCTCACCCTCGTGGACCCAAATCGGATAGCGCAACATGGTCAGCCGGTCATTGTCATAGATCTTGAAACCGCAGGCGGGACAGGGGTAGTACGCCGTCTCCATGCAGCTTACTTCTGTGGTGTCATCGTCCCATGCCAGCTGCATCTCATCAAAAGACCAGGCAAACCAAAACCATTCCCCGCAGGAAAGGCAGCGAACATAGGGCCGGCCCTTTGTGCCTGCTTCATATGCTGTATTGATATATCCGGACGGTTTGGTGACCGTGCAGGTAAAGATCATCTTGCGATCCAGCTCATGTGCGCTTGTCCGCTGAATGATCTGCTCAATCGGACTCGCCTCTTTGCCCATTTCGCTGGGCTTGTCGGCCTTGTCTGTCTCATCAATGATCATGTCCTGGAGCGTAGCCTGGCTCATGTCAGCAGCAGATCCGGCGCCAAGGAACATCCATAGCGCTCCATTGGCCAGGATCTGCTCTGTAGGGAACCCGCCGCGTGATCCTGCGCCGCCATGCCGCAGCAACCGCTTCAGGGTTGGGCAGGTTTCAAACATTGGCTGGAGCTTGGTCTTGTGAACACGCCGGGCCAGCTTCTGGTTGGGTATGGCATATCCGGTGTGGCGGCGCTGATACTCCAGGCGGTAGGCCAGCGGGATCTGGTTGAGCGCCTGGCTCTTTCCGCTCTGCGTGCTGGCCATGGCAACGATGCGCTCGTAGCGTGGATCAATAATGCTGTTGATGGGAGCCGTGAGGATGGGCATGGTCTGTCGTGAGAACATGCCAGGGGCAGGGGAGTCATCCCCCACGCGCACGCGGTTCTCTGCGTAGTCGATGGGCAGCCAGAATGGCATGGGCCGGATAGCCTCACGCTCCGCCGCTGAGAACGGGTTTGGGATGGCCTTAGTTTTTCGGCGCTTTGTCTTAGTTGCTGCCATCATCTTCTCCTGCCACAAGCAGACAGATCTCACGGGCTACCTCGGTGAGTTCAGCCCGCGCCTCAGCCAAGTGTTTGCCCTGAACGCGGCCGGCAAAATTGGGCAGCGTCTCAATCATGGATCGGATATACCGAGCCCGTTCAACGCGACCTTGTTCCACCTCCTCAGATTCAATCAATTCACCGTTCTGCACCCGCCGCTTGTAGTCCTCAAGCTCAGTCTTTACCGCGCGGTATTCTGCGTTGGCATTGTTGGCCGAGATCTGCGATCGCATCAGGTCTTTTTGAAGCGCCTGAAACTCATCATCCTTTGGTCCACCATTCTTGGTACCGGTGGCGCCGCCGTCCTTGCGGTCGGCAGCAAGCCAGGCAGTGAGATCAATGATATTAAGCGTCTTGCCATCAGGGTTGATTGGGCAGCCACCCTGGCTGATCCAGTTGCCAACCGTCTGCTGAGTAGTAATCTGGCCCTTGCCACCGGCCTGCTTCCGCAAGGCAGCATAGCTGCTTCCGTTGAGCAACCGCGTCAAGGCGCTACGGGTGAGCTTCGATACATTGATCTGTTTCTCTGACTTCTTTCTAGCCATCAGTTCTCGCTGACTATCGGTGTTAAATCTTCCCACTCACAACCCGGGCCATGCACATACTCTGCCCAGCGTTTTCGGATCACATCTGCGAACTTCTGATCAAGCTCGCAACCAATGCACTTGCGGCCATGGAGTTCGCACGCGATTAGCGTCGATCCACTTCCAAGAAATGGGTCAAATACAAGATTGCCCTGCTTGGTTGAGTTGACAATGGCGCGTTCAATCAGAGCCACTGGCTTTTGAGTAGGATGAACATACCGACTGCTCTCCCGCCCCTCGTGCCAGATATCTGTCTCCTGCCCATCCAGGTGTACTACCCGCCCTTCAACTCTTCCCGAGCAGACAACCTTGACCGTTTCCATGCCCGTACCAAACTCAATCACCGTTCCGTTCCCATCATCTGGATAGGCAATGACGGGTTTATCAGGATCAAATTCCCATAGGTCACTTTCGCGGCGAGCGGCATTCCATGTGCGCTTGCTCTTGTTTCCACGTACGCCATACAGGATCAATTCCACCTGGGGCCGATAGTCCTGACTGCCCATTCCCATTGAGGGTTTCGCCCAAATCAAAAGGCGGTGATCTGCGCCAAGCTTCTTGAGTTGGGTGGCCACTGTGGCGTATTCAGATGTGCCCATGCAGATATAAAACGCGCCACCATCCTTGAGCGCCGACAGCATGTTGTGAACTGAAGAGAGTATCAGCCGAACAAAAGCAGCATCTCCCAGGGCATCATTCTTGATTCCCCCAAGCGCCTTGCTCTTGTAGGCCATGTTGTATGGCGGATCCGTGAAGACCATTGCCGCTTTTCCAGCTACATAACCGAGCCTGGCAAGTGCTTCCCGATCAGTGCAATCACCGCAATAGAGCAGGTGGTTTCCAAGGGAGTAGACCTTGCCAACCTGGCTGACCGGTTTGCCAGGCGCCTCTGGAGCATCATCAACATCCCGATCGGCATCATCGCTTTCAGCCTGTCCGGCCAGGTCACCAAGGCGGACCGCAGCAAAGAGGTCCGGAGCTTCAACCTTGATCTCATCGATCACCAGCTCAAGCTGTTCCTGGTTAAAATCCCCCTGGGCATCCTTCCGGTTGAGCTCAAGGCAAAGGCTCTTCTCTCGAGCGCTTCCCGGTTTGATATCCACCCAGGTCACATCATCAGCGTGGATCCAATCCTGCCCAAGATGCCGAAGCGCCTCGAGGCGATGCTGACCGCCAACGACTCGCTTGCCATTGACATTGACCGTGATGGTGGTGGCCAGGCGGTACCCGTTCCTGCCATTCCAGTCCGAAACGTCACTGCTGGCGGACCGGATCGAATCCACCAGGCGCCCCATCGACTCTTCAGTCATTTCATTCGGGTTGTAGGGCAGCATCTCAAATTCAGCAATCATCAGACGCGCCGCCTTCTTTCCAGCAACTGCCATTTCATCCTCAATCTCTCCCATCCACCAAGTCGATAAAGAATCCGTGACGACCAC